GACTGCTATTCATTTAATTGGTAGTTGATATTTGATATTCATTTAATTGATAGTTGATATTTGATATTTGATATTTGATATTTATTTAATTGATATTCCTTTAATTGATATTCCTTTAATTGATAGTTTAGTAGACTATTTAAACCGGCCGCGACGACCGACCCCAAAACAAAAAAATGTTTTTTCTTTAGCCCACTAACCTCACGGAGAAATTTCTTCAATTTTTAACTAACCACCTTTAACCAGCCACCTTTAACCAACCGCCTTCAACCAATCTTTAATTCTCTGGCGCAAACCCGGTATTAATCGATGAGTATGCGCAAAAGAGGCCAAAACCCGAAGGTGCAAATCTGCGAAGGTGCATACGCAAAATGCCAAAAATACCGCTTGCCATGCCCTCGCAAAAATGCGATACTTTCTTTACGGGCACAATCCCGTGCTCGATCGACTATTTAAGGGAATATGAAAATGTCTACTAAAGATAAAGCTGAAGCTAATGGCGCTGCAAATGCAAATGCAAATGCAAATGCAACCACCGCCCCATTTGCCATTGGCAAAACCACCAAAATCGGCCGAATTTTTGCTGATGCTTTGGGGGATACTGACCGTGTAGTTGTTCCAATGGATCAAGTCGAAAACTTGGTTAAAAAGGTGCAAGCTCTGCAAATCGAAGGAATGTCCACAATCCCTGTTGCCTATGCGGGCGGATCATTCGCCGCACTGAAAAGCTCGGGGGCGACTCATTGCATTGTCGGCTTTCTCGCTAAACGGTATGGCAAGGCGAATAGTTACATTTGCCTCGTCGCTGTGCCTTTTTTTTCCACAGAAGACATTCTAGGTGCCGGTGAGATTGGCAGTCAATGGCTGGAAAAAACCGTTGAAGCGAAATTTGCGGCAATGGGCTGGAACCCGCTTCGCGGCATTGAAAGCACGGCGGATATTCCGGCGGCATCGCAGCTTATTCCGATTAATCTGATGGAATACCTTGTGACTAGTAATCGCAGTATTCCCGGAATGGACTTGCTGCAAAAGCTGTGGCCGATGGTGCGTGAATTGATCGCAGAGGAACACCCCGACATTGCTGTGCATCTGCCGAAATACAATAAGACCAACATCGAGACCGTTTCCAAAGCCTTGCGTTCGAAAGCATGGGCCGAGGAACACACCCCGGAACTTGAGCAATACGGGATTTGGGAATACCTTGTCATTCCGTCCTTGACGAAAGATGAGATGATCGATCGGCTGAATAGCCTGCTGCAACAGCAAGCTGAACAAGATGCGACCGATGACGATGGCAACGTTGGCGAAGTCGGAGATTATGAAACCTATACCGCCGATGCGATTAAGGACTGGGCAGCTAACCGCGAAACGACTGTCATTGAAGCTACCCGGACGGTAGAGCCGAAAGACTTTTCCGCCCTTGCCGCTTTTCAGGCAAGTTTTGGCTAATAGGCCGATTTAAAAGCGCGAGAACGGGCAGCAAAAACTGCCCGTTTTTTATTGCCTAAATGCCAATCCCCCTGTATAATAGAGGGCGACAGGGCGGCTTGTCTCTGTCGATCAGACCACAAACAGCAATAGAAAGGACCAAACCCATGCCCGATCAAATCGACGACAGATTTTATACTTACGAAAGATCCCGGAACACCGTAAAATTTCTTGAAGCCCGGATTACACAGTATGCCTATCGATCCATAGAAACGCGGCTTTACTGGAATTACGTAAAGATCATGCGCTTGATTTTGGTAGAGTATGAGACTGCCGCGTGGGAAGCCTGTGATGCGGGCGAGGCGTTGCCCGTAGTTAATGACTATTTTCGGCGCTTTGTTAATGCAGCTACTGCCGCTGGACTGACCCGGAAAGACCTCAAGTAACTAACTGCACCTGACGCCCTGACGCCCTGACGCCCTGACGCTTAAATTACACTTCCTACTAAACAGCAATAGAAAGGACTAAACCAATGACCAACCAACCGAAAGCTAAAGCGGCTGTCGAGGCACCCGAGGCAATATTTATCCGATATGCCAAATCACCATCAGACATATTCGCAATGCGGATTACACTATATGCGCATAATTCTGTCCCGCCGAAGTATTGGCCGGAACTCTATTTAATGGCAGAAAAGGCATACCGCGATTACGCCGCGCAACGTGAAATCCCCTCATTTAATCCAGATGGGTGTGTATCTTTTCCCCTAGCCGATCTGCATTTCTGGAAACTTACGCATAACTGGCGGCTTAAACTGCGGCAGATAAATCAGCCAATTGATGCAAACAGCCCGCCGACACCTAATGCCCGCCGACACCTAATACCCTAATGCAACACCTTATGGGCCTATGTGATTAAAAAGTCACATAGGCCCTAAAAAATTTTCTCCGCTCGCTTCGCTCGCTTCGTATAGAGCGGCTAGTCGCCGCAATATTTCAAACAGGCAACAGGCAGCAGGCAACAGGCAGCAGGAAAGGGCAACAGCAATAGCAGAGCCAGATGGGACCCTATTCAATTCAATGGCGGGGCTATACCCCCTTTGGCAAGAAAGGGGCGGGCCTATTATTAGACACCCTCACCCCTTACCCTTACCCTTACCTAAAATAAAAAAATAAAAATAAAAAATAAAAAAATAAATAACTAAGGTCATTTAAACTACTGCCATTTAAACTAAATTCATTTAAACTGCCCAACAATTTCTGCGCAGATTTTTTGCGGATTTTTTATTGGTTTTCGATTGACACGTTGCGGAAATGGCGTAGACTTGAGGCTATAAAGTGGGGTTCGATATGTCGCAGCAATTTCAAGTCTCTCGCGTTTTATTGCAAGCGTTGCTCGAAAGTGAGCGGGCTAATGAGTCAAGGGCGGCCTTAGCAAATAGAATGGGTGTCGATGTTGCGGTGCTGGACTCAATGGTTGATGATTTTAATAAGGCTAATGGGGAAGGCGCTTGGGCGCAGTTAGTTGTGGAGCAACGCATTAGAGCGGATGTGACGGCGGCTAATTGGGATGACCTTGAATTAGAGGCTACGCAGATGTTGGCAAAGCAGGTTAAATCAGGCAAGGTTACGCGCATTGGCGATTTGTTGACTATTGCGCGGACCGCGAATATGGCAGCTCGGCGGGGAGAGCATTCAAGGAACACCGGGCCTAGTGGGGTAGATGGCGATGGCACGTTTGGGTTTAATGCTAGATTGCCCAGCGGAGAGGGCGTTATGCTATTGCGTTTAGGTAGTAGTATTGCTAGCGCCATTCAAAATGTGCAGAGCGCACAGAGCGGGCAGAGTGGTCTGAATGGCCAGAGTGATATTCAACTTAATGAGCGTCTCGGTCCGCAACCTGCCGCGTTTGAAACTTTCAATTTTAAACGCATTGAACGGCCAGAGGAGTTGCGGCAGATCGCTGAAGCAGATGAGGGCGCGGGCCAATCGGAGCCAACAATCTAATGAGCACTAAAGACTATCATATGTCACTTGACGATCTGCGAAAAAAGCGTAGCGATAGCTATTTGCTAACCGCAGCTTTCTTTTTGCAGGATCAATTAACTTTAGAAATCCCACCTTTTCATGAGACGGTTTGGCAAGAGCTTAAGCAGTTAAGGGTTAAACTACTTGATCTATCGTCTAGGCCGATTAAAAAGGTATTCACCGTTCCGCGCGAGCACAATAAAACCACTATAGTGAAACTGTTTTGTGTAGACTCATTTAGAGAGGACCCGAATATCTCATTTATTCTATACTGCTCAGCTACATTCAGCAGTGCATCAAACGCCTGTAGAGATATAATTAGGTGGTTAATGTGTGAGCAAGAGGCCCATTTATGGGGGGAGACTGAAAAGGTTAAACAGAATGAAACTGAGGGCCTTTGGATTTTAAAGATCCCAACTTCCTATGGCCGTAAGAAAGAGATTGTTTTAAAGGCAGTTGGCGTAGATAAACAAATTCGAGGCTTGAATATTTTCTCACGCCGTCCGGATATGATTATTGCGGACGATATTGAAGATTTAAATACTGCCGATGACGGCAAGCAGCAAATGAAATTGGACGAATGGTTCTTTGGGACATTAATTAAAGCCACCGCAACGCAAGCTATTGTGATTTTAATTGGAAATATCATTAAAAGCTCCACTCTATTATCTAGATTGTGCGAAGATCCGGCTTGGAACCCAACTCGCTTTGGTGCAATAGTTCGAGAGCCGGACGGGCGATTAAGGCCATTATGGGAGGGTAAGTATACTTTACAATCTTTATTAGCTGAATACCGCAGCTATCGAAGATTGGGGCTTGGGCATATCTGGGAGTCGGAGATGATGAACCTCTCTAGGGATGTATCATTAGCTGAAGCCATTCCCGCGAATTGCTTAATTCCCGATCCTCACCCGCAGCAGGTTAAGTGCGGCTTTATTGCGATTGACCCGGCTTTTGGTGTGCAGAGTATTAATGATGAGTCGGCCATTACGGTTCACGCCCAACTCGCAAATAGCCCAACCCCAGTTTTAATAGATTGTGAGCACGGGCGCTGGAAAGAGCGAGTTTTATTCGAAAGAATGATGGATTTGGTGTATAAGTGGGGTCTTACGACTATAGTAATTGAAGCGGTTGCTGCGCAGAGGCTACTGTTTCCGCTATTTAAAGCATTTATGTTGGAGAGCGGGATGCAGCCAGAGGTTTTAACCTTTCTGCCACTGCCAGGCCAACGTGAATTGAACGCAAAGGCCGCGCGCATTAATGCCTACCGCAATTCATGTATTACCGGGAATTACAAAATTGTTGAGTCCCAGATTGAATTTAAACTAGCACTAGAGGAGTGGAGTGCTGAGTCGGGAAAGCACGATGATGTAGTTGACTCTGGTAGTTTTGGCCCATTAGTTTGGTCAAAGATGGGGACTTTCGTAGAAGCGCAGGGCCGGATGCAGCAAATCGGTAGCATGTTAAATGCCAGAGATTTAAATGCCCTGCCATATCTTAATGAATGGCAAACCGCAGCAATTTGATGGAGATTTAAATGGCTAATAGTGGTAATAGCGGAGTTGGGGAAGCCAGCGCAGGTGCCATTGGAACTTCGGCCGGAATTAGACCGCCCAAGTTCACGCAATTCGCTGCCCCTGCCCAGATAAATAATAAAGAGGAGCGGCAACATCAGGATTTATTACATTATGTATACCCCAGGGTAACTGATGCCTGTGCTGACAGGGAGTTAAGGCTTCGCAGATTTGCTAGTATTGACCGGGCCGTTTCTACTTGGCAGAAACTAAGTCAAGAAGATGCAGAGCGGCAAATGCACGAGGAGCACACTGGGCGAATGGCTGGATTGCCCGTTAATCTTCCATTGCTTGCTACAAGTTTAGACGATACTTCAGCATTTTTCTCGGAGATATTTGCCCCACAATCGCGCGATTTCTTTACTGTCCCTGATGGCACAGATAAAAGTAGTGCTATTTGGAAACTAGCGCAGGATATGAACCGCGATACTCGGTTTACTGATTACTATGCCCAAGTTGCTCGGGCCGTTCGAGGGTTACTTAAGTATAATACAAGTGGGTTTCATGTTGAATGGCTTAATGCCACTGAAGTGGCAATGGCAAAGAACCGATTTCGTGCGATTGACATGTATAATACCCTATGGGACTCTGCGGTTTATAATCCGGCGGATGTTTCAACGCAGGCTGAGTGGGCCGCAGAGTTTAAAGTAATGACTAGGCGCAGCTTAGTAACCGGGGTTTTAAATCGGGGCTTTCAGCAAGATCGAGTAGAAAGAGCTTTAGCGGCAGCAGGTAGTTCATACGGTGGTTTTACCAATAATTTAACAGATGCGTCCTTTCGTCGGCTATTTGTGCGCCCGCCTAATCATGTTGGCATTTCAATGGATGGCCAAGATAGTAGATCGGGTGTGGCAGGCAATGGCAATCAAATGGACTGGGGTTCATTTGGTTTAGGTTCTGCATCAAGTGGGGTTTCTTATGGTGTCCCGCGCCATGCCTTTGAAAACCATACAGTGTGGATTTGGCTAGACCCGCGCGAATTTGGGTTAGTTAAAGGAGACGGGGATACCAGCATTGCACGGGCCTATGAGCTATGGAAGTTAGAGATTGTTGAGGGGATTGTTATTGCTGCAACCCCAGCTGTGCCGCCCGGAGAGCAAGAAGAAGATGATGAAACTATTCCCTTGTATCTTGCACCATATACTGATGATGACATGGGAGAAGCCCAGCGCTCGGTAATGGAATATATGCGTGGATTTCAGCGGTTCTCGTCATTTCTAATGAATATTTGGGTGCTTGCCAGTAGGAAAAGCGTTTATGGTGTAACATACTATGATAAGGATATTTTAAATCCGGCTAAGATTAAGCAGGGAGATGTGGCAGGTTATGTTGCGCTCGAAATGAGCGGCCGTGACATTCGCACGGGTTTATGGAAAGATACTAATAGTGCCGCGGTCAACAATGTTATTGAGATGCTGACCAATTCACTAAATATGGTGCAGCAGTTCTTTCCAAACCAAGCATTACCTTCGCAGGTTGCAGGCATTGACCGGGCAGTTAAAGATCAGGTATCTGCGGTTCTCGCGGGTGGGCAGGCGCGGCTTAGGATGCAGACTAGAGTAATTGATGCAAATTTATTTTTACCTGTTAGGAAGCAGGCTGTGCGTAATCGATTAAGAGGCGAACCTGAAGGGTTTAAAGGCTTGCAGGAGGAGGAGATCTCTACGTTACTAGGTGGCGGGTTGAAGTCCCTTTCAGCCGAACGCGCCGCAGCGTCCTTTAGGGAATTGCTGCAATTAATTGGAGTCAGTCAGGAAATATTGCAGATTACCGATCTACCGAAATTACTAAACGCTTTCTCCGAGGCACTTAATTTAGACATTAGGTTAGGTGATTTCTTTCAGCAACAGCCCCCGCAGCAGGCACAGCAGGCACAGCCCGCGCAACCGCCCGCAGCCATTTAAATAGATAAAGGAGCCTCAGGAATGAGAGTGGTTTTAAGAGAAGCGCTTGAGCTTGAGAATGTAGTTAGGGATGACGTCGAGCGACTGTTAAGTGCCCCAGCCATGCAAAATTATTTTAAACTGGCTAAAGTGTTGCTTCAATCTAGGATTGCCCTGTATGCCATGAGGTCAGTTGAACAGACTAAACAGTCTGAGGATGCTGCCCATTGGGCCAAAGGTATTCAAGAACTTACCTACTACTGTAAATGTCTAGATGACTTACTTCTATTTGCCCGTGAGGCATTAGAAGAGCCTGAGTTTAAATCGTCTGATGCAACCAACTAGCAAGCAGCTAGTAACCAACTAGCAAGCAGCTAGTAAGAACCTAAAGGAGGGCTAGGCTATGGCACTAAATCCATTTAATTTCCAACGTGGTGGTATTCAAAGCGAACCGCCTGCACGCGATGTAAGAGATGATGACGGGCTTGACAGCGCGCAAAATCTGGACGAAAATGATTCACAGCTAGACGACGATGATGATGAATCAATCGATCCTAGTGAGATGTTAGCTGGGTTCTTTTCAGATGCCGATGGTGCAGATAATGACTCTATTAAGCCAAACACAAAAAAACCTGCAATAGAAAGTGACGATGCTTCCGACGTGGTGGATCCTGATATAGCGGCTTTACAAAGCTCGGTCCATGAGTCAATTAGAAATCTAAGACTTCCTGATGACTTTAATTTTGACGATTTCCAATCAGGTGATCCGAGAGAATTGCGAAAGGCCTATCAATCTTTACAACAGCACGCAGTAGTTTCAGCCATTCAAACAATCATTCCTGTTATGCAACGTGCGTTCCAGCAGTTTGATACTACAGTAAATGAGCGAATTACTAAAAACACTCAACAGTTTACCCAGCAAACTAGTAATGAGCGCATTTTGCAAAGAGAGATACCTGCCTACGAGAACCCGCAATTTCAAGGAATGGTTAAGCATCTTGATAAGCAATTGCGGGATCGCGGGGTGGATGATCCAGTTGGCCGGGCAAAACAAATTAATAAGCTATTGGCTAAATTAGGCGTTAAGGGGCAGTCGGGAAATGGGGCATCAGGGCGCACAGAAACCTCTAGCACTCGCAAAGGTGGCGATGCGTTAGATGGGTTTTTCCCAAACCCGCCAGTTAGAAGAAGGTAGTATTTTCTTCGTGTAGCACGCCAAATCTCATTATTTTTTCTTTACCCTGCCCTCGCCTGTGCTACTCTTAATAGGACCTAGAAACATTTCTATATCGGATGGAGAAGTATAATGGCGGTTCGAGGAATTTTCACGGCTCACTCTAATATCGTAGGAGATAGGGTGGGCGATTTAGCTAGCCGGGTATTGTTGCATATGCCGCAGGGCACTGCACCTTTACTTGCCCTATCTTCGGGTATGCCTAAACGCCCCGCGAAAGATATTACGTTTTCGTGGCCCGAGGACTCGCATATTTCAGGTGCGGCTACTGCGGTTGGCACGGTTGCAGCGGGCGTAACTTCGTTTGTTGTTAATGACTCCAATCTTTGGGTGCCTAACACAGTTCTTCTGAATACTGCAACGAATGAGCGCATGTTAGTAACTGATGTAGCCGGGGCGACTATTACCGTCATTCGCGAGTTTGCGGGCACAGCGGGTGCAGCCATTACCAACGGTGATTTCATTCATAACGTTGGGACGGCATTTGGTGAAGGTTCAGGTAAACCGGTTCCAGTTGCCCAGCGGGCAGAGACGAGAACTAACTACGTTCAGATCTTTAAGAATGGCTGGTCCATCACCGGGACAGCTAAAGCAATTGTTTGGCACACTGGTTCGCAGCTTGCTATAAATAAACAGCAGGCAATGGCCTATCACACTGAGGATATTGAAAAGGCGTTTCTCTTTGGTGCTAAAGGCTATGGGCAAGTCGGGGATCAAACGGTTTGGCTGTCGGATGGGGTTTACCAGCAGGTTGAGCAATATGGCGGTTTAGTCGAAGCGGCCACTGTGGGCATTAACGTTGGTCAAATGAATATGACAAATCTGCTTGATTATCTGCGTCGTATTTTTATTACCAACGTAGCGGGTGCGCCCAATGAAAGGATTGCCTTCACTTCCTCTCAGGTGCTTCAGCACATTAATACCATGTCCCGCATGGATACGACTTACAACATTCAGCAGGGCGATGAGAAGGATACGTTTGGTTTCATCGTCACAACGATCGTTGGCTTAAACGGTAGGCTGAAATTGCTTACGCACCCAATGTTTGATTTCTTGCAACGCAATGATCTTTTGGTTCTGCATCCGCAGTTTATCGCCAAGCGTGAATTGCGTGATATTGAAACCCATGAGTTCACTAGCGACAATGACAAGAATAATGGCATTGACGCAGATGATGGGTTTGTGCTATCGCACCTTGGGTTTGAGGTCGGCGGCACTCGGACAATGGGCATTTTGCAGAATATTGCTACTCCCGTAGCAAGCTTTGTTTAATGCTGAGTTGACTACTTAATTGACTACTTAATTGACTACTTAATTGACTACGCAGATCAGTTGCGTTAGGGTAGGTCTCCCCTTAACCGTCTTTAGCGCAATTGGTAGTGGTGGCGGCAGTTTGAGACCGTGTGACCTCCCAAGGCGTGTTTTGCTGCCGCCACCATTTCTTTTAATTAACAAGGAGAATGAAATGCCGCTATACCGCAATCTCACTATGCGCCGGTTTCGCATAGGCCCTTTTGAGTTTTCAAACCATTTAGCGCATGTCTCTGAAGAAGATAATGCCATGTTCCTTCAATTAGTTGCCCAGCTGCCTAACCGAGTGCTGGTCAATATTGTTGAAGTAAATGAGGAAGCTGCTGCTAAGCTAACGCGGCCCGTGCAGATAACTCGTGGGGCCTCTGGGGCTGATGGATTGCAAGAAACCAGCGAAGCCCGTGATAGGATCCTTGCGCAAGAGAGTTTGCGTAATAAGGTGCTTTCCGATAAGCCAGTAGAAAAATTATCCACTAACTCATCCGACACTAAAACGGCCAAACTGCAATGACAACATTTTCTCGAATAGTTGATGAGTTGGCGCTGCAAGAGTTTAATCGGCCGCACATGAGGTCGGTTATTGCCTCGTATCTAAATCAAACTATTCGAGATGTCCATTTCAAAAAAGGTAATAATGCTTTAGTCCATTTCCCAGAGAACCGCAGAGAAGCTGAATTTTTAATTACCGATCTGCCGGCCCTTTGGCCCATTCCAAACCCGCCAGACTTTCAAGTAGTTGAAACTATTTATAATAAAACATTAGGCCGGTATTTGGTGCAAAGAACACCAGCAAACGCCTTTGAGCTTAATACTGATCCGAATGAGCGGTTCTATTGGTATCGCACTGGGGCCAGTATTGCGTTGAACGGCGTTAGCAGCGATCAAACCGTGTTAATCTCTTATTTCGAGTTTCCACGCCAGTTAGTTTATTTTGTGGATAATCAAGGACCGGCGGTTTGGGACCCGTTAAATCAGATATTCGTCCCTGACGACCCAGTGGCTGTTGCCCAAGTATCCAACTGGCTACTTCAACGCCACTCTGAGGCACTTAAAGAAGGGGTCCGTGCTAAGTTGTATCGAAGATTGGATAATGAAATTCAGTCGCGGTTATCGTGGTCAGAGTTTCAGGATGTGCGGGCAATGGTTCATTTCTCTGAGGGGGTGTAAATAGCATGGAAGTTCCTAAGGTGGATGCGAGTTTCTTTGGCAACAGGTCTAAAGAAGCTTACGCAATTCAATCGCACTTAAGATTGCTTGGGTTTGATCCTGGCCCGATAGATGGTATTTGGGGGATTAATTCACAAACTGCTTATGACCACTGGGTTAAGAGAAGCGCAGTAGCGGCAGCAGCAGCTTTAAACCCAATAAGCACTAAGCTTCAACTATTAACTACCGCAGAGGCCATTGAGATTTTTGGGCCGCCCGGGGTAGCCGTGGAGAACTCATTAGTCAAAATTAGGCTACCCTATGAAATGCACCTAGAATGGGCGCCACAAATTAAAATTAATCAAATACGGGTGCATCGGAAGTTAGCTAGTTTATTTACTTCGGTCTTTATGGGTATCAACGCGGCTTATTCGCAGGAAGAATTAACTGCACTGGGGCTTCGTGAGTTTTCAGGTGTATACAGTCATCGCAGGGTAACTGGTGGAGCCTCTTGGTCCAAACATGCGTTTGGCATTGCCATTGACCTGTATGCTGAGAATAATGGGTTTAATGTTCCTTGGCATCGAGCGGCTTTTTCGCGCGCCGTATACGATCCTGTCCATCTAGCATTTGAGCGGGCCGGGTTTATTAACATTGGTAAAATCATAGGTAAAGACGCAATGCACTTTGAAATCACAGCGTCGAAAGCGCGAACCTTGCGGGGTGATTTAGTGCAGTTTAGTGCAGTTTAGTGCAGCTTAGTGCAGCTTAAGTCAACTTAACTGAGGAGACTAAAAATGGTTAATTCTTTCTTCTATCGCCTATTACAGGCAGCGCAAGAGCCTTCCTCTTGGGCTGGGATTGCAGCAATGCTAGGCAGTATTGGGCTGTTTGGATTAAGCGGTGACATTTGGAGTCAAATTGCTTCAGCAGTCATGGCAGTTGCGGGCGCGTTAGCCCTAGTGCTTAAAGAGAAAAGCAATAAATAGTGGAATTGGACAGTGTTGAAAATCGCCGTCATCCTCTTGCAACTTATAATGGCTTATCTTAAAGCCAGAGAAAGAAGATTGCAAGAGGATGTGGCTGCGTCAAAGGCATTAGGCGATGTCACAAGAGAGTTGGATCAAATTAGGCAGCGCGCCATTAATGCTAGGCTTGCTACTAGCGAGCGGTTGCGAGCAAATCCTACTGATCCCAAAGACCCCTTCCGCCTCGATTGAAGCTGAGGTATTAAAAGTAGTTTGCGAAGGATCATTTAAACCCATTCATTGGCGCACCACAACTGAGGAACCTACTAAAAGTGAGATCATTGAACACAATGCGGTTTGGCTGGAATTGTGTAAAGCGGGGGCTAACTGATGGCTGGCATTAATAAAGTAGAAAATCAATTTATTGTGGAGCAAGAGCTTAAAAAAGCGGGTCTGCCCAGACTGGCTATTGCAGCTTTATTGGGGCGTATTGAGGCCGAGTCCGGTTTTGACCCGAGCGCAGCTAATGCCAAGGATCCTAATGGCGGGTCTTTCGGGATCTTTCAAGTTAACGGGTCGCGTAGGCGGGATTTAGAAAGATTTGCCGCAAAGAAAGGTTCAGATCCTACAGACATTCGAACGCAAACGCAGGCTTTGGTTGCTGAGATTAAAGGTGAGTTGGGGACCGAAGGCAATAATGGCAAGCGGCTATTAGATGCTAAAAGCCCCGAAGATGCCGCGGAAGCCGTAATGGGTTTAGCACGTCCGGCGGGGTTTACAAGAAATAATCCGCGCGGCGGCTTAGGATTTAAAAAAACGCTTGATGGGACGAAAGAGTATATTCAAGCTACTAATCAGTTAGAGGGCACCGAGACTTCGCCGTTTTCAGATGGGTTTAATTTATCTAACCTGTCTACCCGCGGAAACGACGAAACTACACCTGCCGCACCGCAAGACACTGGCCCGCTCGCTACATTAGACCGATTGCTTTTAGGGGTAACTGGGGCATTAGCAGGTGCTGGTAAAGCCATTGCGGGGACCGAAATAGGTAATGACACAGTTACCCCAGCTAGAATTGACACTAGTTTAATAAATAGACAAGCCCCCTCGATTTCTAATTTCTTACGCACTCTGCCGGGCGTTGGACTTCAGCAGATTAATCAGAAGTAAAGGACGGGAAAGTAGCATGGCTGATTTCATTAACGACACCGAGCAGTTTCAATTAGCTTCAACTATTACCTGGGCTAAGCTTTTAGTTAGACTTAGGGAATTGCGTAAGCAGGTTGATGTAATTCAAGCGTCTGCGTCAGACTCTAATTTCTTTGCGCCATTAAGTGCGTTAAATTGGGAGAAACTGCAAGTTGAGGTAAAGGCACTGGAGGCTGATATCAATGCCTTACAGCCTCCAGAACTAGCTGTGAAGCGATTTAACTTAGACTCCTCACTGGAGTGGAATAAACTGCTGGCAGCGTTAAAAGCTATTGAAGCTATTATGCCCAGTTTAGGTGGCGGTATTCCGGTAGATCCTCCATTGGATCCTCCAGCAGCACCTCAAGTAATAACCCCACCAGTATTCTTAACCCAACCAGTGGTTGGCGATATTATTTCAGTAACCGCTGCGGAGTTCTCTGGTTTACCCGTGCCAGTATCAACTGTAGATGGATGGTGGCGCGGCGATCCGGCTGTAGACGGTTTATTAATTGGGGCTGAAACTAATCAAAACGCAGTATTAGCGGCTTCTTTAGAAGGCTTGGGTGCAATCACATTAGATGTCTCTGACCTGTCGTCAATGTTTCAAGATGACGCGGGGACAATACCTGTTACAGCTGATGGGCAATTAGTCAGAAAAATGATTGATACTAGTTCCGGCACCGTGTGGACTAGACCGTCTGGGGCAACTGAGAGTTTTATATTCCGTGATATGGTAGGAATAAGATGGTTGGAAAAAACTGGTCCTGCCGCAACGCTGGAAACCCCATTTAGTGCAGCAGTTTCGGCCCCAGCCTTTTCAGCATTTCTTGCGGTAAACGCAAACAGCACAGGAAATTTTCCAAATATCCTAGGGGTTTCTCCTGCTGCAACGGGGATCTCTCTAATTCTCAATTCAACATTACGGCAATTACGCCCAGCCGCGTATCAGTCTAGCGGAGTGAAAGTAATAAGTGGCTCAGTGGTTCCACTTAATACTAACATCTCGCTTGGAATAGTCTATAACCGCGCGGCATTAACATTAGATGGGTATATTAATGGTGTGCAAAATATTACTGTTGCTGTGGCTAATGAAAATTTGGTTCCGGCAACTTCCCATCAATTACTTATAGGGAACGCCACAGACCCATTACGCAGTTTTGACAGCAAATTCTTTGGCTTAGTAATGATGGCTGCTGCACCAACTGCGCAGCAACTTGCCGATATTCAAAAATGGCTCGACGCCAGATACCTAGGAGAAGCATCAGATCGTCAAGTGCCTAGTCTTTCGTATGATGCTCCTATTGCTCCTGACTATGGAAAGAACTTAGCTGTTGGCATTACAGCTACAAACTCGGAAGGCTCAATTACATCAATAGGTCTCTCACAAAAAACAGCTTGGCGCCGACAGGAATTTTGGAATGCCGGGTTAAGTGAATACTCTACCGTGTCGGCATCTACTGCCTGGGAGATTGTTGCAGATGTCGATGCTCCAGCAGGTAATGCCCTTTCTCTTTGGCAAAGTAGCCCGGCTAATACCGGGGCTTCTGCGAATATTGAACGCCAGTTGGCCTTGCTATCGGGTGCTGAGTCTGTGGATATACTATTGTTAATAAAAACCCCGCCAACTGCCGCGCGCTCTTTCATATCGTTGCGAAGAAATCTCGATTTAGATGGAACTGGAGTGGGCTTTCGGTTAAACACTTTATACCATAAACGTGATGGGGATAACCGCGATCTTGCCGGAGTAACTTTTGGGTCATATCTTGATAATACTGTGTATTCTGTTCGTTTGACGGTTGAAGGTAATAGGAGCATTGTAAAAGTCTGGCGGCCAATTGATCCTGAACCGCTTTCCGGTCAGAATTTTTATAATTCGATTACTGAAGTGGCCCCATTTGAAGTTGGCGGGGTAGTATTTGGCAATGCCTTGGCTACGACTACAGAAAACCGGTTTAAAATACTGGCTTGGAGTATTGGCATGAACACTGAAGCGCTCCCGGTTTAATCTAATGGCAAAAGATACCCTCATTCAGAGTATTAAAGATAACGGGCTAACCGTGGCAATTGGGACTATTGTCTCAGGTTTAATTATTGCCGCATGGAAAACGTTTAAGCGCGCAATGACAAGCGAAGCAGCGGTTAAGCAAATGACTGCCCAATTTCATAAAGGATTGGAAGATCTGCAACACACAATGCAGCAGCAGGAGATCCGTCAAAAGGATTTACGGGATGATGACCGTAGTGAATTAAGCAAGCAGATGGAAATGGTGCATCAGGATCTTCGTGAGTTGAGAAATTATATAATGCAAGGGCAGGGCCGCCGGGAATAATTAGGTGCATTTGCTGCGCCTGATGGCAACTAGAGGGAGCTAACTATGACAAGTTTTATCGATAACCCAAATCGCTTTAAGCTTATTAGCAGCGAGGACTGGTTTCGCCTCATTAATGATTTACAAGAATTAGACTCTAATGTTAATACCGTCGTTAGTGGCGTTGGAGATATTGGAGCCGCTAGGGATCAAGCTGCCGGGAGTGCTGCCAGTGCGGCCATTTCAGCAGCTTCCGCCATTCAAAGTAAAGACGCCGCAAGCATTTCAGCCGCAGCCACAAATGCCGCAATCGTAACGGCCGGTAATAGTGAGTCTAATGCCGCAGTCAGTGAAGCAAATGCCGCGAGTAGCGCGTCGATAGCATTAGCTGCGCAAAATGCCATTGCCTCATTAAACCCATCTGCTGCAACGGTTCCTCCAGGTTTTCCAGTTACAGTTTTTTACAATCCAGCAACTGGCGCATTAGATTTTGAAATCCCGCAGGGCGCTACTGGCGCAATTGGGCCACAAGGCATTCAAGGCATTCAAGGCATTCAAGGGGCCACAGGCACTACTGGAGCAACCGGGACTGGGATTACCCCAAAAGGCACAGTAGCCACTTCAGCTAATTTACCCGGCGGTGCAGTTCAGGGCGATGCGTATGTGACTGATGATTTAGTGCAATTGTGGGTTTGGTCCGCAGGTGCTTGGGTAAACTTTGGAGCTATTCAAGGGCCTGCTGGGCCACAGGGTATTCAGGGCATTCAAGGTAATGTAGGTGCTACAGGGCCTGCTGGGGATATTACTGCCACTGACCCAATAGTTGGCCGCGATTGGTTAAGTGTGGCCCAAAAGCAGGCGAGTTTAACTGACAGCACTACAGGGAAAGGATTATTAGTTGGGGCCTTTGGGTTAGGGGCGCAGACGCTGTCTACTGTTGGCGACATTAGTAATACATCCCCGCCACTTCGCAATGGCTGGTGGCGATATGCCTTTCCTGAAGGCTCTTTGGGCGGGCCAGCAGGTGTATCGGGAGGGGTATTATTAAATAACTTTAGAGACACTTTAGTGGGTTCGCAGTTGCTAATTGCCGACGTTCCTATAACTTTTAAGGGGAAGGTGTATTCACGAGCATTTGCAAATACTGCTTGGTCAGCTTGGCGTGAAGTTGCTCAATTTACAAATGATGGAAAACTTGGAATTGGCACAGATGCCCCAACTGAAAAACTAGAAGTGCTTGGGAACATTAAAGCAAACCAGGGCGGATTTATTTCGGATACTACTAATTTTGGTTTCTTTTCTAATGGTGCGAATGTCGGGCCGATCCACCGTTTCCCGGGCCGAGCGTTTATCGGTGAGTCATATGACTTTGCTGGGGCCACTGCTGGGGATAATGGGGTTACTGGATCATGGGTGCAATCTGGAGATGGGGCGACTGATACCTTTCCTACCGGCAATCGGTGGCAATGGATTGAAACTCAGGCAGTCCTCGCGGCAACTAATTCAGCGTCTGGCCAAGGGGCAATTGCGCTAAGCGGAGCTGGCATATCTAATAATGTCAGTAAAAGCGGGTTTGGTGTTGTCGGGGTTAGCCGAATGGCAACTACGGTTGACGCCACTGGTGAAGCTCGCGGGGCATACTTTGAAGCGGTTAGGGCAGCTAACACAGTTAATAAGGGGGCTGTCTGGGGGGTTGAAGTTATATGCTTTAACTTCGCAGGAGACAATGGCGTTAATAGTGTAACTCCGAGTAATCTTGGAACCGCCGGTTTTACAAAGGGAGTTAAAATCGGCGCGGGCGATGGCACGGCTATTTCATATCCAATTGATGTTGGGTTGCAATTCACTGGGCTTCGAGGCGCTCAAGGCGCTAAGATGTATGCAGGAATTGTCATGGATAAAGACCTGCTAGAACTTGTTGTAGTGCCAAACTTGTTTAACGTGGGCCGCGCCATAATGCTTGCTGGTAACCAGGCAATTACTTTTGATGACGCTAATGGCGTGCAAACCTCTATGATCTTTGGATCTCCGGCTACTGGCAATTTAAACATTGCGGGGCTTGCAGACATCGTGCTATTCAGCGGTGGGGCGGCGCCTACTTTAAATATTCGCGCAAATCGGGCGGTTCGGTTTACACCTCTTGCCAGCGCACCTTCTGCCCCATTGCCCGGAGATACTTATTATGACTCAACTTTAAAGAAAATGCGGACTTATGATGGCACTGTGTGGAACGACCACTGGTAATGGAGAAAGTTAATGTTAAATAGCGGGCCAAACCGTTTCAGGCTTTCAAATGTAAAAGACCCAAATGCTCTCCAGCGGGATCTATTGGAGATGGATAATATATTAAGACTGCTTATCGCGCAGCTGGAGGGGCTTCAGCTAGTTACTGATAACTTGGATGTGCGAGTAACTAATTTGGAGGCGCGAGTAACTGCCCTAGAGACCCCATAAGGAGACCCCATAAGGAGGCTAATATGGTTCTGCCATTCCTATCAACACGTTTCTTTCAAGCCCCTTCGCAGGCATTGGGTCTAACTATTAACGCGCCAACCTCATTCATTGCAGTTGGGGACTGTATTATTCTAGTGCAGTCAGTAGATGCCCCGACAATGCCATTGCTGCAAAGTGGGTTTACTTCATTGCTTACAAGATTTCAAGAAGGATTTGATTTTGAAGGGGCTCCTGACGGGACCGGGAAAGCTATTAGAATATCAACTAAAATAGCAACTGCCTTGGATATTGGAGCCGTTTATCCAAATCAAACCAATGTCTCTATTTTACGCAGGACAGCTGGAGTTAATTTAGCCTTTAGCGTCAAGGGAGCGGGAAGCTTTGATACATCTATTTATACCAGACCAGTTGGTGCTGCATATGTTGCGGTTCGAGATAATGCTATCCCTAGTAGTTCAACTGTTGATGGGATCGGGTCCAATACTGAAATAGTTACCAGCGGGGGTTTCCAAGCGCGGGTGGCATTGTGGTCCGGTGATTTTTGGCCCAATACGATTAACCTCGCGGCGGGGTCTACTTCCGGAAGTCAAATTAAAAGTTGGTTAATCGTGTCAAAAGAAACCTGATCGAAAGGGCTTGAAATGGTTAAGCGCCGCTTCCTTTTACAGAACATTCAAGGGTTAACTCCAGCAGTCGACGCTCGACAGTCTGAGAATTTAGCCTTTGTTTTACATGGGAGAAATTATATTGTTGACTCGAAAGGGCCTAAATCGTTTTTTGCATCGCGTTTAGTAAACCGTTGTGTGCCAGTGGACGCTTTACCCAATGCTGCAAATGTGCAGTCTGGCGCAGATTTAATATTCACTAGGGACAGTGCCGGGTTTTTTTCAAGCACTACATTAAATGAGTGGCAATTTAATAGAATTTTTACTTACCCCGCCCCGATTAGGACCGACTTCATTTGGCGCAGGTGGACTACGGCATTCGTCGGAGCGACCTTATTCATAGCGCACCCAGGAATTGGTTTATGGAAAAGGACTGTGACCGGGTTTGTTCAAGTGGACCCCGGCATTGCTGGGCCGCAGGCTATTGTAGAGACTAATGGCCGTTTGGTAGTATTGGGGTCAACCGCAGTTGCTTGGTCAGGCCCGGCTAATCCAGAGGATTTTACTCCAGCATTAGGTGGTGCTGGATTTCAGATTATTTCAGAAAGGATCTCCGGGGCGCCATTTATGCTAACCACAAACGCATCAGGTTACATTGTTTGGACCACGTCGGGGTCACTGGTTGGCGAATTTATTGCGGGCGATTTAGTCTTTCGCCACTATATTTCGAGGCATTCACATAAACCGATTAACGATATGGCATATGTTAGGATGCCGGATAATAGCTATTTAATCTGCACACGGCAGGGTATTTTTACGCTAGCTGAAAACAATGAGCCTGCCCCAGCTACTCCAGTATTTAATGAGTTTTTCAGAGAGCTTATTAAAACTGTGCAAGATGCTGGTTTGCGAATTAGGCTTGATTATGACCGCGAATCAGACTTACTGTTTTTACAGTTACGTAATGAGTCAACTTTTTTCAACACGACTTTCGTGCTCACAGTTGCTATAGATAAGTGGGGCGAGTTCAACCAAAGCCACCTAGGAATAATTGAACTTGGGATAAAAACGGAACCAGTTAGAAGTCTAATTGGTTACGTAGATACTAAAGGGATTGCGCATCGGTTTATTCCGTATGGTTCAAGTAGGGAAGTAGCACATGGTGTTTTCGAGGGATTGGACTCAGAAGTGGTTTTAGGCCCTTTGCGCGCACCTGATTTATTACAACAGTTTTATGATGTAGAGCAGGAGTTACAAGGGTTCTTTCTAAGTAACCACGCCCGCCCTGAATGGAGCCAAAATCTGATTGAGCAGTTAGATGAGAATAACGGCACAGCTTTAATTGATGAGGGAATTGATCTTTTAACAGGTATGCCGAATACTCCAATTGAGGAGTCTGATAGTCATACACCATTTCCGCATACTACTAATAGGGTAAGTGTAATAGCCGATTGGTCCGGTTTTGATCCAGCCGGTTTTCTATTCCACGGGTCCACTGACCCTTCAATTCAAATGGCGGTCGAGAGCGTGCCCAGTGTCTCTCATGCGCAGGTATCGGGTATTCACTATACTACACTATCACCGGGTATTTGGCACCGGGTCCGCATTAAAGCCGTGGATGTAAACGAGTATTTTCATATTACCGCAGGTGAGTTCACCTTTGATCTTTCAGGGCGCCTAGGAACGTAAACAACTGTAGAATAGGAGAAACAAATGGGGCTTTTTAGCGGGATTGGTAAAGCCTTGGGAGGGATATTTGCCACATCAACTACAACATCTTCTAAGGCCGCAAGTAAATCAACCACGGCGGGTGAACAGACTGATTTACCCCCGGAGCTATTAGCAAGCCTTCGAAGCTTATTTCAAAATACAGTTGGCGGTGATGCTGGGGCTGCGGTGCAGAGCGCCGGGGTTAATAGGTTGAATAGCTTAAATGGCTTCAATCCTGAGCAGTTTGCAAATGATGTATCTAACCAAGCTGCGGTTGAGGCCGGTTTAAATTTAGAGTCCAGTGTTAATGATGTGCTGTCCAGAGCAGGCGGAGGTAATGGCTCCTCACAGGCGGCTTTAATTACCAATCGCCTGCGCAACAATACTGCGGCTACTTTGGCAGGCACTAGAGCGGCGGCCCGTGCTACTGGCGAACAAATTGCTACTCAAGGCATTGGGCAGGCTTCGGGCGACTTAAATCAACTTTTGGCCACAATTATTCAAGGCACTAGAGGCTCTTCTGTGAGCGGTAAATTAACTGAAGATGCGACGCAAACCGGTAAAGCTACCAGTAAAAATAACCCAGGTCTTGGCGGTTTCTTTAAAGGGCTGGCATCCATTTCAGCTGGTTTGGGCGGAGCGCAGTAATGGCAACTATTAGGCAACTTCCCCGAGCGGATACGCAATCGCTTGATACTATTGTGATTGCCCAAGGCGCAATTTATGTAGACACTAGTAGGAATGAGCTGCGGCTGGGTGATGGAGTAACGCCAGGTGGTATTCGTATTCTATCATTTGACCAATTGCGAAATCAGTTTTTAAGTGCAACTGACGGATTAGGCGCGCAGGTAGGTTTTCCAGAAAGCGGTGGCGGGTTCTTAGCGCGCTTAGTGGATAATACTTTCGTTCTTCGCGCATTGACAGTTGGGCCGGGATTGGAGATAGGGCAACCACTTGGCGCCACAGCAGATCCTAAGTATCAAATCGACACCATATGGTTAGATGATTTGCTCAATGGGCGGTTAGCAACTGTTGCAGAGCTTCGGAGTAGAGCACCTAATAAAACTTTTGGAACTACATCCACCTTTGCTGCAAATGAGTATGTGGCATTACTAGACACACCAATTATTGCAAGTGACTTACTAACTGGTTGGAACTTTAAAGTAGCTATCACGGCAGATCGAACATTGGGATTGCCTAGTAATATTGTTATTCAATCTGGGCTATACTCAATTCAAGCCTCGCTTGGGCCCAGATTAATTACACTTGCCGCAGGCTGGCTCGATCCGCAAGGGTTGTTCCCCATTTCCTTACTAACCAATCAGCGGGTTTTTCTAAATTATTTTGTTACCGATACCTTACAGATTGTAATTTCTGGGGCAATTGTGGTTTAAGCAAGCCATAAATCTGCAAAGATTTGCAAAGACTTGGAAATAGGGAGCTGGCACATGACCGATAACATTTTCCAATCAACTCTCGACGGGTTAAGTAACCTAATCAATGCTACTGAAACGCGTCAGGCAGCCGCAGTAAATACTGCAAAGCAGGTCAATCAAAGTGTTAAGCGCAATTCAGATATTCAAACTCAATTTGACGCTACTAATTTAGATAGCATCTCAACAACTGCGGAGTTAGCAATTGATGTAGCAGCCACCGCGGAACGAGCAGCGCGGAATAAGGAGGCTATTGTTAAATCGGCTAATGCACAGATCACCCCTATTCGTGATGGGGTCTTGGCGCGGCGTAATGCTGCGGAAGAAGCCCGGAGATTAACTGACTCAGGTCGCTTTAGTGACCGAGTAAATTTAGGCCTAAAAGCTATTTTGCAGCCAGGGCTATTTAATCCTGAATTACGGGCTAAAAGAAATCAAGAAGATGCTGCTACGCTATCATTGCTGGGGGCAACAACTGATGCGGAATTAAATGCGCTACAAGCACAGTTGGATGTTAAAGCTAAGGGCTTTCAAAAATTACTAACAATTGAAGAACAGCGCAGGGCAACTGAAAAAATTGCAGCAGAGACTGGGATTACACATAATAATAATCTTGTAACCATTGCTCGCTCTGAGCAGGACATTGCTATCGTTCAGGAGGAAATCGCACTAGAGCGGGCAAACCGGGCTGGGAAAAAGACGGAGGCTTTAACTAACACAATCGCAAATGAGTTGCAATTAGTATCGGCTGTAGTTAGCTCATTAACTGCACAAGAGGTTGATGCAGCTTTGAATAGCGGAATAATTGAAGGCACTGATCGAGTGGAGGTTAATGGGGTGCAAATTCCGTTAGCTGATTTAAATAACCGCCAAGTTGCCCTGCGTGAAAGGCAGTTTGCTAACTTAGTAACAGCTGAAGGCAGCTCTAGCGCTAAGTTACTTGAGCTAGCGCAGAAGAAAGTGCTTGGCTCTATGACGCAACCTGAGTTAGAAGCTTTGCAAAATAACAATAATACTGATGATGCCGGTAATCAGTTTCCTCGCGAAATGGTGCAGCAGAATTTACAGATCGCCCAGCAGGCTCAAGCAAATAAAATTAATGCAAGTGTCCGCGATGCCCAATTAGCTTCACAGCCGCAAACTGCTTTAACCTCTGCGGCGCAGCAGATGACCAATTTAAGTGGGAGCCTTGGCGTATCAAGCCCTTTACAGAATACCATTACTGCCACTAGGATACAACTAGGCAATGCCCAAGCCGCACTAGACAGTGGTGATCCCTTAGCCGCATTAGCTATTACCGATCAGGCTACTAAACAGTTTGAAATTGCTGCGGCCACTCAAGCCAAGCGAGAGGCCTTTGGGGATAAAGCTACTGAAGCTTTATTAACTGACTTTTTTACTACTGGCCGAGTTAATGTCAGTCAAGTCACCGAAGTCGCCAGCGACCGGCTTTCTAATGGTAAATCATTGGTTGGGTTATTCCCTGAGGAAACTAGACGAGCCATTCAAGATACCTATAATTCTGAACGGTTGCGGTTAACCAAGGAAGCCACGGAAGGATCACCATTTCAAAAGTTATCTAATGAGGAACAGAAAAGTTTAAAGCGCCAAGCTGCCGAGATTGCAATTACTCAAGGCGGGCAGAACAGCGGGATTGCAGTAGCTACTTTTGCAGAGAGCAAGCAGGTCGAGGTTAATGGTAACCCATTGCAAGGTAAATTAACTAGTGGTGAAATGCAAGGATTACGGGCGGCATCAAAGACTCGGGCAATCTCTGTCCTCTCAGAACAATTCAATATAGACCCCGGTAAAATCCGGATTGCTTTAAGTTCTGGCGAAGTGCCGGAAGCTATGCGGGAAGCTTTTCCAGATTTTAAAACGTTCCAATCAGAGGCTGGTTTCTTAGCAGTAGTCGCACTGCAAGAGCAATTAGGTAATGAAACATCTGATGCCTTGACCAGCTGGGCAGAGCGTGAAGGCGTTAAGTTTATTGGCCAATTAGCCAATTCGCTACCCGGCAACGGAGAAGGTTTTTCCAGTGCGGTTGGAGCGGCATTAAGCGCCGAAGTGGCCAGAGAAGAATGGTTAGACTATGCTACCACTATGGCTTCAGTAAGTAAATCGCGGCAGGCTCAAATGGCTGAAAAGGCGGCGGCTTTGACAGAGCAAACTGATGTTGTGCGCACGCAGGAATTGCTATTAAGTAGTATGTCCGATTTAACTCCTGAAGATAAAAAAGCCCTCTGGCCCTTAATTCTAGCTGAAGCCAATCAAGTTAGGCGGACAAACATTCCAAGGTCTGAGGTAAACACTGAGATTTTAAGACGACTGAATACTATTAACACTAAAAACTTTGGCTCTAGTATGCAGCGTGCAATAAAACTATACTCGGCTCAATTTGCCGAACGCTCCCAGCTTCTTAAAGACTTGGGGAATACTTTACAAACCGGCGCTGAGTTTACAAAATCTGGAGGGCAGTAAGTATGACACTTTTTAATGAAGATAATCCAGTTATTCGTAGCATGGCGGATCGAAACAATTCGAGGTTCGCACGCTCTAGCACATCTCAATTATCCCCCGAGCGCCGTGAGTCATTAACTGAAAAATTCTTTGGCTCCGAACGGGCAAGGCAGGAACGAAACCAACGGCAGGAGACCGGGCTAAACTTCATTGAAAAAACCTTGGCGTTTTCCGCCGCAGTCCCATTGGATCTCCTAGATACCGTTGCAAGTTCTGTAAGTGATATTACTGATGCTACACTAGGTATTGACTTTGCAGATCGCGGAGATGTCTTTAGAACGGCTGAGAAGTTAGGCCCGGTGGGGCAAGCTTTGAATGATTTTTATACTGCAAATGAGGGGCTAGTTGAAATTACTTCGGGGGTTGCCGGGGCCATTCTTACTGGGTATTTCGCATCCGCGAAAGTGTTACCAGCTATCGGTAATGCGTTAACTCGTTCAAGCGCAGTAACCGGTTCTAGCCTTTTTCAGCGCGGAGCAGCTTTAAATGCCGCCACGCGCGCTGCCGTTGAAACGAAGAATTTGGAGCTTGCGCACAAAGGAGCCATGCTCGGCGGGGTCCTATCGGCTGAAGGCGCTGCATTTACCGGCCTTCAAATTGCTAAGACGACTGGAACGCTCTTTGCGGAAGAAGCGGCTATTTTAACTTTAATGCACACAAATGATTTAATCTGGGATCCGGAAGATATCGCATCAAATCTTTTCTTTTCCCTTGTAGTGCCAACTGCGCTAGGGGTGGGAATTGGTGGGCTTTCGGCGCGGCGGGCCTTAAGAGGAATGGCTAACGATCCAGTTGTTAAGTCTATCAGAGCACAGGCACAGGATACTGTGGGGATTACCTTAGCCGTTGAGAACAATTTGCCAATTGCGTCTAGAAATCTAGCTAAATCAACGGTTGAAAATCGGGCAGGATTAAGTCCTAAGATTACTCGGCATGCTTTAGGTGCTACAGTCCAGGTGCCGGATAATACTGCTGGACTTTCGTCTTTAGTCGATGCTACTCGTGTTGGTGAAAGAGAGAATTTAAAACTATCATTGCAAAAGGCCGGTTTTGATGGGCCACAAACTAGATTGTGGGTGGAAAGTAGATTGCGCGATGACCCATTAGCGCTGCATGGCCTGGAAACTATTATACCGAAAAACGGCGAAAAGGCCGTGGCAAAGCTGCGCAATAAATTAGCTGATGTAAACGCCACCATCGCTAAAGCTAACCCGCTTTCCGCACAGTTTAAAGAAATGGAAGTAACCGCGGAAGCACTTAAAAGTAAGCTAGAAAGAACCGCTGTTAATATTGAGGGGCTTTGGTTAAACCTTTCTGAGGCTGAAGACTTAATTAAGGTTGCTGCGCGGCGCCCAATTATTATAAACAATCTAGAAGGTGGGGAGAGCGGTGCAGTTAACGTTATTCTTAGCAATGGGAAACCTTCCCAAGTCTCCTTCTCTGGCACTGGGTTAAGGCCTAAGATCATTGAGAAGTTAGATACTCGAGATCGTTTAGCGGTTGTGGATGGGTTTAAGGAGGTTTCAAAAGATTTAATTAAGCGTGGAAAAACGCTTCAGTTGCGCGATCCTGAAAATCTTCATTGGCTTGAAATTGACGCGGCCATTTTTCATGCAACCCGTGGCGGGAAGATTACATTGCCGTCAAGCATAAAAGACATTAGTGAGTTAGAAGCCATCAGCCTGCGAAAGAAAGGGGATGAATTAGCTAAATTGGCTAAGACTGACCCAGCCCGCCCGGTGCTTGCCGAGGCAGCGGATTTTATTCATTTTAATTTACCTGCCCCGTCATTCTCCGAGCGGGTGAGTGGTGAGTTAGGTGAAACTACAAAATCCTTATTAGATGCAGCTCGCAAGGGTTCAACCACAAATGAGTTGCGGCAACTTAAACAAAGCCTTCAGAAAATCGCAGGTTTCTCGAAGCAGCAGGAAACCACAACGCCGCTCCTGGGTAATTTATTTGACATTCGTGAGGCTTTAGATGACCCAGCTAGAGCACCGGTGTTTGCTATTATAGACTCCGGCGGTTTCTCTCAGCAGGATAGAATAATTGAGTCAGTTACAGAGCGATTAATTGAGGACCGCCTGGCGGCTTTATCGATTTTGACCGCACCGCAAAAAGGGACTGCCCAGAGTTTTGTTAAAGTATTGACGGAAAGCATTATTGCAACTGATGATTTTGTGCAAGCATCTAGAGTTAGCGGGCTCGCTGATGATCAAGTGACAGGGCTGGGTAATGCGATTAATCAAATAGCGGGCGAGACTAGGACGCAGGAATTTCGTGCAAGGGATAACCCAGCCATGCTTGGTTTAATTCGCACGGCGGAGCGCATGACTAGGGCGACAGATAACTTTGTTAGCGATTTATTTAAGCGGCATATGGCTGATGTGACTGAGAAGCTTTCTGGGCCAGGGTCTAGAATATCTAGGCAATTACTTAATACCTTTCACACGTATTCCCGCGGATGGAATATATCCGATGCTATACCTATTGCTAAGGCTAACGGGGACGGCAGTAATTTCGGGTTTATATTAGAAGCTACTGAGTCTAACGCAAAACGCTTAGGCACTACGGCTGATGAGATGAAAAAAGCTATAGACGCAGAGCGTCCGTTTTTACTAAAAAACCCCAACACTAATGCGGATTTAATACTTGACGCCGACGCGTTAGATTGGCAACTGCGGTTTAATAAAATGTCTACCGAATTGTTGCAAGAAACTAATCGGGCCAGAAACGCGCTGAATATTAAACCGTTAAATCAACGACTTTGGTATGTCCCTCCTGCCCCCACAAAAGATAAATTTGTTGGGTTTACTTTCGATGCAAATAACAATGTCATTCCCAATAAAGGCATCATCGCTGAAACGCAGACAGATTTTAATCGGCAGAAGGGATTAATTGAAAAAGAGTTAGGCGGCACAGTTCGCATTAGGACTAAAGAGCAGGCCCAATGGTATTTAGATACTTTCGATGAGGCTGAGATGGGATGGGTGGATCCAGCAAGATTAACTTCTCCGGTCGTAAGACAATCAGGTGGTCTATCACCTGCCTTAATTCAGCAGCAATCTATCCAAGACTCATTAGATTGGGCGAAAGATCGGGGCGAAGCGTTAGGCCGTAGTGTTCTGCGCGCGCTATTCGATGAGCAAATTAGAACCGCTCGTTTGCGGCATGATGTGGTTTCAACTATTTCGGGGCGTGGTAAAGAAAGCCGCACAATTTATCAGGAGTATGAGGCAACTGCTAGGGGGATACCGCTGTCTACATTGGAGTCATCTATTTCAGGGCGCAATGTTAGAGCATTGACTGAGACTGGCCAGCAACTAATTGACACAGTTTGGCCAGCCTTGGAGCACTTTACCCCTCGTGCTGCAATTCGATTTGCTCAAGATGCAACACAAAGAATGGGTGTGCCGGAAGCTACGGTAAATAAAATATTTAGAAAAGGGGCTACCTATCAGTCTATCGCAGATGAGTTGGGCCCATTTTCTCCATATAAAAATTTCACTGATTTCCTTGAACAGCAACATCAAATCAGCCAGCCCCCGCAAATTCGCGGGATTACTAGAAGCCTTAATGCATTAAGCGGGGCTTTAATTCTGCGGTATGCTGATATCCACCAAGCCGGGATGAACCTATTCGGTTTAATCACGACGCTGCCCCCTATCGTTCGCGCGGGTGGCTCATCTATTAGCAACTTTGGCACGGGTAAGCGAGTTAAAATTGCCGATACTATGCGCATTTTAACCGGCGCTTTAGGTGATATGGTTAACCCAGCCACTTCCCGAGATTGGGAGATTATGCGGGCAAACGGGGACACTTCTCAATCCATCTTAGATTTCACTACTTTAATGTCGCAAGTTCGAGACCGCAGTTCTTTTGAGCGAGTTTTCCTTGGCAAGGGGACAAGTAATGCAACCACTAGGGTTGGGCGGCTTTTTGAAAAGCGTGGGATCGATGGGCTATTAGGTGTAGCCACCGACAGCACGGAAAACTTCTCTCGGGCCTATGCCCATTTCGTAGGTCTGCGGACTGCTAGACTACTTGGGCACACCGATGAAGCCTCTGCGCACCAATTTGCGCGGGAATTAGCTAACCAGGGTATTGCGAATTACTCTATTGTAAACCGTCCGGAAGTTTTCCAATCAGCCTTTGGCTCGCTACTTGGGCTATTCACTTCGTGGTCCAGAACCTACAACCAAAAGTTATTCCGATGGATGGAGAATGGTGACTTCGCTAGGGTGGGTGAGCAAATGGCAATTCAAACTGCGCTATTCGGAGTTAGTTCTAATGCAGGTTTTAACGCACTCTCCGGTTTATTTGACTCTACAGTAGGGACCCGAGACTCAGAAGGCCAAGAAGTCCCCACTTTAGTTGACCGCATTTATTCACGGTTAGGTCCAGAAGCCGGCTCTGCGGTTTCGCATGGCGGTATTGCAGCATTAACCGGGATTGCACTTTGGACCCGCGGTGATACAAACATTAGAGCACCGTCGTTGGATCCTTTAAGAGTTGCCCCAGCCTTAGGGATATTAGGTAAGCTCGGCACAATTATAGGCGATACAGTCGTGTCCGGGGCAGACGCTGATTTAATGTCCGAGTCTTTATCTCGTAATTTACCTAACCGTGCATTGCGCGGCATATGGACTGAATTAGTTGAAGGCGGCACTGAAACAGATGCGGCTGGTAGAGTAGTAACGGAAAGTCAATCTTTAGTTGACTCATTTGCTCGCATGACTGGGGTGCGTTCCGCCCGTCAGCAGGTTCAAGCTGAGTCATATTTTTCTAACCAGACTGCGATTAGAAATGACGCGTTACGATTAACCCCGCTTCGGCAAAAGACCCGCTCACTACTGCGTAATAATAAGCTGACTGCGGAAAAATTTCAAGAAGTTTTTAATGCCTACTTACAGGCTGGCGGCAACGCGGCAAACTTCACCGGGTGGATCCAATCTCAAATCCGCGAAACGGCATCGCCCCGAGACATCCGCCAATTGCAGCGCGCATTAAATAACCCAAGCACTCAATTAAGGGTGCTTAGGCAAGATAATATATCCAGGAATTTTTAGAGCATTGGGCGGGTGGGGTAAATAAAGTAAGTTAAATAAGCCCGAGCCGCTCATTGTTTACTTTACGAACGCAGGTGATGCACAAGCGGTTGCCTGCATTATTCGATACGAACATGTCATGGCATCTAATGCACTCACGCAATGCGGTCTTTGCTGGGTTTCTCGGTTCTTTATTTTCTCTGGCGGCCCGGGCCAGTCTAGCTTCTCTGGCGGCCTTGTGTGATTTATGCTTTTTTAGATTTTCATAATTCCGATCTTCCTCGTAATCTAAGATTGCCTGTAAGGCTAGATAAATATTATGCGGTATTGTGTTGGCATTGCAGCCAATGGCATTTGCAATAGCTTCATCTGACATTCCCATTCTGTGCATATTACATAAACTGCGAAGCTTTGCAATATTCGGTGGATCAGTTTCAACCGGCTCACCGATACTATTTTTTTTACTTACTCTATCCATCTCTGCCTCCATCTCTGCCTCCGCGCAGTTTACTTACCTGATTAGCTTGCATTTCTAATTGGGCATGAAACGCAGACAGCCCAATGTGACTGCCGCTTTTCGCCAGGCTTAGAAAGTTTGTAGCGTTATCTACCGATATTCTATCTCGACTGGCTAAACTATCCATAACCGATGCAGCATCTCTAGCATTTAAGCGCGCCCGGTCCATTATATAGCGCATCGCCTCATCAGAGCGCACATCCCCTACTTTATCAATTAGTTCAACTAGCGTCAACCAGACCCGTGCCTCTGTGCCTTGGGAGTGTAATGCAATGCAACATATTTCAATTGTGATCTCATTGATAAGCAAGAGCATGTGGGCAAGATTTAAATCATTTAGATTAATCTTGTCAGACCTTCTTGCGAAGCAAAGCATCCCTGCAATTTTCAATAAAGTTAATGGCCGGTTATTTGCATAGCCGGACAACGCTAGTTCTTGGGTTTTAAGTTGATACCTACGCAGGCGCTCGAAGCCTTTAAGCGCAGCTTCAGTGAGTTTATAGAGATGCCTCGGAACCGCCGCGTGATTTATCTCCCCGAACCATTCGCTAAATGCGGTTAGCTTTTTTCTGTCCGCTTCCCAGCCTTGCTCGGTTACATAGGAAGAACAATAAATGGGCAGTAATTGAGATAGAAAATCCGCATTGACCTGCCCATCGCGTGTAACTAATCCTTGGAAATAGCTGCCAGCAACTAGTGAAATTGCCGAGTCATTAAGTCTATAGACACGATCAGTCTGGATATGGATTTTCTCACCGGCAATGCACTGTGCCAGTAAAAGCGTCATATCATTGTAGGCGCTATGCACTAAAGCTTGCAGATTATGCGAGATTAAAACCCTTGGGTGCAGGATTTTATCAATTGGTTCTTTAGTGCTTTCAGACTGTGCAAATTTTTCCAGTGGATCTTGTGGAGCATTTTGTTTAGCCGCTTCCTCTGCCAGCCTTAAATGTTCGAATAGCCAATTGGCTGCAACTTCTGTGGCTGGGTCCTCTTTAGTTGATTTAGTTTTAGGTGATTTTTCGTTCGACCCGCCCTGCATGGCCTTTATCAAATGCAGTCTATTCCCTCCGGTATCAGATGGTAGGAACGCAATATTTGCTTGCTCAGCTACCTCTCGCACAGTGCGAATGACCGCTCTAGTCTGTGCAGTTTGTTCGCCTAAAAATAGGCTAGCTAAATTCATGCGCTTCACTCCTGTAACTGGTGTGAAAACATCTAGCCTTAGGTGGGCGGTAGCTACAGAAAGCAAGCTAATTACTCCCCAAATCTTATGCCCTTCCTGCGCACCAGAAGTTTCATAGGCTTCTAGCCATCTAGCTATTACTGTCCAAGAGTCCCCAAACCAACGAAAGCCTGCCCCGTTACTAAGCATTTCGTAGGTGGGGACTTGTTGATCCTCACCATGTGGCATTGGTTAGCTTTCTTGCTTTGCATTTTCTTTCAGTTCATCAAGCCAAGATGACAGTAAGTAGTAACCCTCTTGGGAATTACCAACTACCCAGAAAGGCTTTATTGGATTGCTTACGGATCGCGCTAGCACCTCACGATCTGGTGAGTCCGGCTTAATACCCTTATCCTCCCCGTAAGGATCTTTAATTCCGATAAGCTCTATTTGCGCCCCTGGATATTCGGCTTCCATTAATTCAGTGAAGGCATTGAATTCTTCTGAGCTGCCTATGCTATCAAGAATTAAAACTAAATTGCTGTGGGCAGAATATTTTTTAATTACTGTTTCACAAGCTACGAATGTAAAGTTTGCGTAGCCCCTCGGCGTTCCTCCGGTGTAATACCGCAAAGCGTCAATGAGTATTTCACGCCCGAACTTTTTCTTATCAGTGAAGTAAGTCTTTTTGAACATAGGGTAATCAAGTAACTCAATACCCAGCATAGGTGATGCGCAAGTTTGCAGTTTAGCTAGTAGGTATAGGCCAAACGCTTGAGCCGGTTGCACAAGGGCTACATTTAGCGTATCATCCAGTCCCCAACTCTGTAGGATCCTCTCAGCTATGGTTGTCTTTCCCGCACCGATTGGGCCATTTAAGCAAAATACTCTTATTACTCTTACGGCATCTTCTTGCCTAGCACTATCCTTGCTCACTTTAGTATTAACTGGCATAGCGGCCACCCCTATTTGAAGGAAAGAAATGAGAGGGACTGTTGATACAATCCCTCTCAGCGAAATGCCTCAATCAGTATACCTAATTACAAGGGATTAAACAACTGAGGCTTCTAGCGCAGTCAGGACCGCAACCAAGTGGTCACGAGTAGATGGGAACATTCCATCTAAAAGGTTGCGGGGTTCACCAACATTCCGCGCTTCCGTTGACACTAAATCAATCAACTGATGCACCTTTTGTTTGTTGGTTCCAGCGAATACAATATCAACTGAGATGCCTGTAATCGCCGGGGTCGGGAGCCACTGATTCTTATCAGCCATTTGAAGTCCTTTCTAACTAAGCTGCGGGGTAGTGCTATAAGGTTAGCAAAACTTTAGTAGCTTGTTAACTTAAATTTCGAGCAGAAAGTTTTTATTTTCCTGCACCCAATTCAAAATCTCCATTTCATTAGTTACCTTTTCTGTGTTATGCGCCCAATTACGGGATACCTCGGCATCAATCCCTAGGGCAAACTCACGGCCCTTACAAAGGAATGGTCGTCGCATTACATGGAATATTCTGCGTAACCCTTCGCTTAATTGCGGATGATCCGCGCGACAATGGAAAGTAAGTGAGTCATGTGTTTGTCGCACTATGTGTATTCCGAAAGTATCGTGAGCGATGGGTAATGCCGGTTCATGCGCGTCACTTACATTGCCATCTCGGAAATGATTAGTCTTAACCCCAAAAGCCAATTCATACAGCGCTGCATTTGTCCTACCGGCAGTAGAAGCTTGCCCATAAATAGCTGCGGCTAAGCGCAAATTAGCGTCATCCAATGGGCCTGCGGGAAAATTATAGGCATACCCATAGATTGTTTTAACTCTTGCGTGCGCTTCAATTTCTCTAGCGATATCCTGATACCAAGCATTTCTTTGTAGCCTCGGATAGCCTGAACGATACCGCCGCTCTAACTCTGCGCAGTATTCAGCCAGCCGTTTTAATGACCAGGTCCCAGCCTCGGCATATCCATTCGCCTGTGCGGCAGCTATAATTGTTGGCACAGTGGCTGTCATTAGTAGTGTCATACTTGCCATAAGGTAATTGCATCCGTGCCCAACCTTCTTGCCCACTTGCCTAATTCCGTAAATTGGGTGGGTTATTTCTGGCAGATCAGCTTTATGCCCTTCAACGATTGCTTCATATGTCCAGTTATCAAACAGTAGTGAACTAGTCATTGCATGGGCGTCGAGTTTATTTTCAAAAATATAAATAAGCCTTTCTTCCTCGGCTTCAAATGCGACGTATACTGCGTCGGCGCCAGAGAAGTCAATCTCTAATAGGAAGTATCCGGGGTCAGCTCTTAGTATTCTGCGGTATTTTTTTCTAATGTTCTGTGCATTGCTTCCATGCCCAAATGCGCTGGCGCTAGATGCAAACCGAGTGCTTATTGTTCCAACTCCATTAAATGAAGTGTAAAAACGCCGTCGAGTTTCAGACACTGGAAGTTGCGGCATATTAACAATATTAGATATTTGTTTCATCGGAACGTTTGCTTGCTCAACGGCCTGCATTACTCGCTTCTGCACTAAGCCTTCTTGCTTTACTAACCGCTGGACAACCTGCCCAGTAGCTGCCTTGGAAATATCTTTTACTGGTCGGCCTTTAGTATTCTTTGGGGATGACCCTAAGATATTATAAATTAAATCTTTCATTTGTGCAGGACTGCGGGGATTAAACTTGGGGTCAGCCACTAGATACTTTAAATGCGCAAGGGCCTTCTCTGCGTCGGCGGCCAAGCTAACCCCAATAGCGGCCATCTCGGTTTCATCAATGTAGGAACCGTAGGCGTTCATCCCAACTGCCGCATAGCAGCGAAGCATTGCGTGCAGGAAATTACGCCGGTAGTCAGCGATCCCCGGTTCTTCCTCTTTAGTTTGTGTAAAGAAATTAATGAATATTTTACACAGTCTCAGCGTTGCCCAGACATCCTTGCCAGCGTAGTTTAAAAAGGCCAGCCAGTCATCATCGGTTCGACCTTGCTTCCAATACTCATGGTCATCAAGAAAAATGGATGACACAAATCCTAATGACTTAGGCATGTCCGGCCAAATTGACCAGAACATTACCATAGTATCGTAGCCCCAATTCCTAATTGGCATACCGTATCTAATATACCATTGAACATCATAGGTAAAATTGTGCCCAACGTGCGGCGCTGGTAAATTATTGATATGTTTAATTGCGTTAATAATTTCTTCAATATAATACGGCGCACCGCTGCTAGGTGATTTACTATTCTGCAAAGGGAATATAAAATCCCCACTGTCGCAGGCATAGGCGCAAACTGTCATGGCAAATTTATCTACCGCAGCCGATTTTGAGCTCTTTTTAAATGGATGTGTTTCGATGTCGTTAGCAATAAGTGCAGCCTTTTCCAACTGCGCTACAGCAAAATCAATACGCTCCGGCTTATCACAAATCAGCCTAGTCCTATTCGGCTCGGTTTCTTTGGCTTTTAATGATTCTAAAAGCCTTATGCCAGTCGGCCGCAAGGCAGAATTTACCAACAGAAACTTTTGTGATGACAGGGGCGTAGAAATGTCGGTCGTCTCTCTCATTGAATTCTTTTTTAATTTCATTAAATTCAATTTCAGTTGTGTCTGCTTCATCTCCCTCATCTCCTTCATTTCCCTCATTACCAGCCCCTTCATCTGCTTCATCGATTTCAGTTGATTGATAGCTATTAAAATCTTCTTGGTTATCAAAACCATCATTCGCTACTGCAATATCCCGCTCTCGAATATCGGTGAAATAAGCGGTAATCGGATAGGTAACAATCCATGGGATACCTTTATATTGATACACCCCACCGCGTAGGTTTTCAATAGTTGCCCAGTCCCAGCTTTCTTCACGGTATGGCATTAAGAAAGCCAAGGTTGCCGGGTCCGAAGTTACCACTAATTCAGGTTTATATATGTTTAATAATTCGGAAGTAACTGTGTAAAGTTTGGTTAGTGAACTACTATCTAGCCGGTAGCCAGGGTGTTTTCTATTCCCTTTCCACATAAGCAATTCCGACTTAGCCAGTCTTTTATACAATGAAACATTCTGTGCTTGCTCTCGGCTAAGTATTTTAAATATCTCCTCATATCGAGAAGTGATCCCAATTGCATCCTCGAAGTATAGAATTGGTTTCCTTTTCATTTTATTCTCCCGATTGCAGTTTACTGTAAATATGCTCATACGCCCGGCAGGCATTAGCTAAGTGCGCTTTTAATGTGTCAATCCTATCTGTGATTAGGGGCTTACCCAGCCAATCCCAGCCTACCCAACATTGCTCAATTCCTTGCTCAGCAAACGCATTACTAACCGATGGCAGCAACCAGTGCTGTTGCCCCATTCCAATGTAGCTTATATTAAATTGGCTTTCTAACTCATGCTCTAAATTTAAAGAGCGAACAGTTTCTGGTGCACATTGCAGCCATAGGTAAGCAACGGACCATCTTTCTTTGCGTAATTCACACTCGCCAATTACATTAGTAGTATACCCATACTTAGGATGCAGGGTCTCAAAGCGGTTTATTACTTTTAAAAGCCGCATGGCGATATTCCTTAGAAGGGGGGCTTTAGTGGAAAGGGCAGCGATTTGCCCTCTCCGTTTTTACTAGTCGATTAGCTTAGCTGGTTGCTTCATCGGCGGTATCGTCATCATCATTAAGAAGCCCCAAGGCTTCAAAGACTGAGTCATCCGCTTTCTTCCAGTCAAACTTTGCTTGTTCCTCACCAGCTTTATTCATGTAATGATATACACGAACCTCATATGGCCAATCAACCATACCATCAAGCCACCCACGCTGCGAGGCTGTGCCACCGTTAGGTCCATCACTCGGCAAACCCACCCGTTTATACCTTCCGCGAAGGGTGCCAATGGCTTCTTCAATACTATTGGGCCAAAGAACGTAACGCTCAGTTATGTTTCTGCCAACAAAGCTTTCCGGGTCCAGTTCTTTATTCAGCGGGTCGGCTTCCAAGATTTCTTGAGTTAAAGAGATGGTAATCAGCGGGTCTTGTTCCGGTGTTTTAGGATCAATTTTCTTCGCTTCAACAGATACACCGCGACAAATGAATACACCTGCTGCCGGCAAGCGACTCATGATGATTGCAACATCTTCCGAGTTATCTGCCGCAAAATCTGCCAAGCTAAGGTATTGCTTCTTCGCCATTTTAGTCTCCATTTTTGGGTTCAGTCATTCAGTCATTCAGTCATTCATTTAGTTAGTTAGTCAGTTCGCTACTTATTTTTTTGATCGCGTAAGTAGCGGGCGCGATACGCCGGTAGCTTTGCCACCGATCGTTAGCTTAGCAGGGCGTGCCACATTAACTGGCGCGGATGCTTGAGTATCCGCTGATGCGTCAGCCTGCTTATTCACTTGCAACTCGGAAGCGGGTATTGTTTTTATTACGTCACTTCCTAGGGCGTTGGGGCTATCTGAATTAAATTCAGCCGAATTTTTTGCGCCCAACAGCTTCACAAAACTTAATTCATCCACTGGAGCAACCCTATTAGGGGGGCCACCTCCCACTCTATCATAGGACCTAGTGAAGTCAATCTTAACCCGGCCTACTCTATCCAACTCAAGCCAAGCCACATGATTAAAATACTTTGGCAACTCTGCACCGTGTGGGCGTGACGATGATATTGGAATTTCCAACACTTCTTTTAATAGCATATCTTTTTGCTTTATGTTCTCTGCGGTTACTCCAATAGGTTTTTCGTATCTTTCATAGTAAGTTCCATGCGCTAGAACGCAGATATGAAATGGCATCGGTTGCATAATTTGCAAAATTCGATTAAGCTTAAGGAAGGCAACTCCGTAGATAGATTGATTTGCTTTATCAGCTTTTTCCATGTCAACATGCAGAGACTCTGCGCCAATCTCCATTGCATCAGCGGCACAAGAAGTCCATGAGTCAACTGCAAGAATGAACCTGTGATTTTGCAACAGTTGGTTAGGATCAATTTTTAAGATCTGATCAGTATCAGCAGATGTGAATTTACTATACTTCTCATCTTTGGTGAGGTTCCATTCAAAGTATCTGCGAGCTGATAGGAGCGCGGTTAAAAACGCAGCTGGATGCGTTGTGGGTATGTAATGCACTCGTTTCTGTGCGGCCACGTTATCTTTTAGGTGGTGCCGGATTGCAGACAGCCCGTTATCCGCATCTAAATACAGGACAGTCATACCATCTTTTGCAGCTTGCGCTACATAGGTTGATTTACCTACCTTTGATTTTGCGATTAGTAAGAGATGCACCGGGTCCGGTGTGCTAGTGTCCATTTGATCTAAGGTTGTCATTGTGGTCATTCCCTTTTTAAGCCGTTAGGTATTCTGTTGCTACTATTGCTACTATTGCTACTACTCTGCTGTAAACCAATACTTCCCTTGCTCCGGATTAAACTTTGGGTTACCGCCAGACCTAATCCAATCCATTACTTTTTCTTTTAGCAGTATTTTCTTATCTGCGCAATGCAGTTCCATTCCTTTAACCAGCTCGGTCGCGAACAGATTGTCTAAAGTAACCTGATAGTATTCAGCGGTTAGGTCTGCCAATTTTCGGAAACCGTCATGCAGGTGTAAACGCATTTGCTGATCGGCTAATTCAGATAATTCAGTGATCCCATCAACTTCATAATTAACATCTTTTTCAATGTCCCTTAGTTTTTTATGCGCAAGCATGATGAAATACCAAAGAGCGTGGGTTTCATTTGTATCAGGCAATGAACCTTCCGGCGGAACGAATTGCAAAAAGGTTGGCATACTTATAGTATTACCTATCCTCCGCCAAGTTCCAGCATTTCTATTAGTCTTTTTGTCCACGTAATGTGTCATTAGATTGTCTCCTCGAATACCCAAACGGGTTTATACTCACGGGTTTTAGTTTTCCAATTCTCAAATTCAAACCAGCGCTCTAGCTGCTTCTTATTCCTTACATGGCACACATTAAAGTAACGGCAGGTTGAGTTCCAAGTTACACACCCATGCGTGGTGCGGGGCCATTTATCATTCTTCAGATACCTAAGTATCCGCTGTATTCTTTCGTGTTTAACTTCCCACATTTCAGTTAGCAGTTCTGCATCATAGTTAAATGTTGAAGCCTGCACGGTTAGGTCCATTGAATTAGGATCGCCGGGAACTTGTTCGACTTTAGAGAATGAAAGCATATAGTAGGTCACCTTTAATTCCGAGCCGATCGGTTTATTCTCAATAGCATTTAGCGGAAAACTATAGACCGGCCCTTGATCTGAATACCGGTATTCTGCCTCCCAAGTATCCCGCGCTTTCGAGGTGGTTTTAAAATCAACGCAGCGAATTTCACCAGTGTGCTTATTACGGAGAATAAGATCCAATTTGCCTTGGGTTATTAACTCCACATTAAGCGCATCTGCGGCAGCACTTAAATGTTTTATTTGAAACGGCACCTCGATGGCTGGGCCAAACTGGTCAACTTCACATAGGTCCCATTCATCCCAAAATCGATCTTTGGACATTAGGTATAGCAACCGGGCAGCAGCGCCAAGCGGCCTCACATGAGTCTCATTCGTATAATCCCAGTGTAGAGCTAATACATAGTATGCCCTATTAAGCGCGTCCTCATTATTCTCATTATCAATAAAATGCGCCCGTGCCCATTCTTGCGCGGCCTCATGGACTGCGGTTCCTACATTCGCTGCACTCTTGTCACTTTCTTTTCCCTCCAGCGCAGGGAATTTTTGAAAGATGTAAGTAAACTCAAACTTGCGAGGGCAGGTTTCAAGAACCGCATCATTTGAATGCGACAGCACAATGCGTAGTTTGTCAGCTGGTTTCGATTGCACTTCAGCTTGCATTGATTTAACTCCTAGTTATTTTGATTGCCGGATTGCTTAATGGCCTTCAGTCTAGCTAACAACTGCGCGTTTTTATTTAGCGGTGCCTTATCAGCAGGTGCCTTATCTGCGGGCTTATCAGCTTCTTTTTTCATTCGCATAGTTTTGTCGAATGGGTCGTTTGCCTCATTACTTTCACTAGCTGCATTACCTGTTGTAACCCCGGTGGCTTTAGCAAATGCCTCAATTGAACTTGGGACCGCGGCCTCTTTACTTTTAAAGCCCATTGCCGATCTAAGTGCGGCTTGCAATGCCGGGTCTTTCATTAGCTTATTGGCTGGTGATTTAGCTGCCTTAACCGCCTTCTCTTTTTTGGTAGTTTGTTTAACTTCAAACTTCTCTTTAGTTAGCCGAATGAAACGAATTATATTCCTAACATCTTCGCTAATAAGTATTGAGTCAAGCTTCGGGTTTTTCTGCAATAATTCCATTGTCCTAGACACACACAAGCGTGCCTTGGTTAAATCTTCTTCCTCATAGTCATTGTATTCATCTGAAATTAACAGTTTATCCAGCAGGTCCAAGCCCTTTCGAGTAGTATCTTCCAACAACTCGGCCTCGGCTGGCTCATTAGTCTCATTCATAGCAAATTCTTCTAAACTTTGCGGTGCGTCACTCATTTGTTTCTCCTGCGTTAAGATAGGTAGTGTCTAGTGCCCTCATAATAGCTAGGTTCAGTTTGTGCTTTTTAGTGCGGACATAATTGAAACGCAAAGCTGCCCTAGCATCCCCTAGTGTAGCAATTTCTTTACTGCATTTGAGAGAGAATTGTTTAATTCGCAGTTTTTGCAGCCCGGGGTTATTAGACTCGTCCACAATTTTTGCGCGGGCTTTCGCTAACGCAACCTTTAGTCTTTGCTCAATTGTATCGCTTTGCGCCACGGTAACTATTACCCAGACCGGGGCGTTAGCTTTCTGCCGAAACGCCCAAAGCATTTGCTCTAGCGTTTGCTGCGCGGTCATGCCATGCCGCACGGTGTCTATTATATAAGATGTTCCATCATGATACATCGGCGGCTACCTTAGTTAAGTTATGGTGCGTGATATGGGATTTGAACCCATACTTTACAGATTTTAAGTCTGTTGCCTCTGCCAGTTGGGCTAATCACGCTTAGTTTTTGCCTTAAACTTAGTTCTTGCCTTAAACTTAGTTCTTGCTTAGTTCTTGCTCAATCTGGATTTTGACGGTTTCAGTTATCGCCTTTTCCACGATTGCCCCTACTGCCCAAGCGGCCAGCATACCAGCGACTATTAATGCCGCAATAACCGCATATGCTGCAACTGGATAGTCACGTTCAAACTCCAAAGTCTCGAAGTGACCTGACATACGGCCTAGTTTATACCGCTCACGCTCCTGATCGGTCTGATCGGTCTGATCGGTCTGATCGTTTTTATTAGTCTGATGATACTTAACCATGCTACTAAAACCCCCAGTTTTCGGCGCAGACCGGGCCAATCCCGGCTTCAATTGACGTAGGATCGGTCAATACTCTACCGCAGCAGGAACATATGCCAAAGCGTTTACCGTAACTAACTGCGGCCTTAGATAAATCCCCTTGGATTTCCTTTAGTTCATTAGTAATAACCGCTATGCGCGCATGGTTTACATTGCTTACTGCAACGAACAAGCTGTTTACAATTTTGCCGTAGTAAACTTTATCTTCTGTGCCTAGCACATAAATAATCGGGTTTGCAACAGTGGAATGTTTCGCGCTTTTTAGTGTAATTATGCTGGTTATTATTTTAACGCCTTTAAGCTGGCCTTGCTTTTCTAAAGCTTTAGAGAATTTAGCCGTAAGTTTTTCGAACCCCTCGGTTTCCTCCAAAAGAACTGCGTCATTCTCTTTTAACGCGCGCTCGGCTATTATATTATTTGCTACCTCGATTTGCCGAGTAGACAGTTTACGGCCTTTAGTATGCTGTTCGATTAGTGACGCCAAGAAATTGATCTTTTTGTCTAGCCCCTTTTGTTGAATAGTCTCAATTAGTTTTTTAGCGGTTTCGTTAGCGGTTTCGTTAGTGGTTTCGTTAGAATTATACATAATCATGCTACTTCTCCTTTGTTTTCCAAGAACGCACGATACCTTTGGATTTTCTCCTCTAGTGTATCGCCTTTAATCCTCTGTTTTGCCAGAGCATAGCGTAGTCCATACTCTGTTGACAGAAGAATAACCCGGCGGCTGGCCCGTGTCCATGCAGTATATAGAAACTCTCTGGACAATTGAAACTTAACAGCGTCATGGCAAATGATTATAACGGTTTCATGCTGCGAACCTTGCGCTGTCCCAACTGTTGTTACATAGGCTAATTGCAATGATGAAACCTGCGCTTGGGAAACCATATCCCGCCGCTTTCCATTTTCAAATTCGACTACAACGGTGTGTGAGGCCGGCCCCGCCATGCGTTGATTTTCATCATTCAATTTAGTTTGCTCGACGATTTGGCGCCATTTATCATCACTAATTGAAAGCGCCTTTAGCTCTTTAATCTCGCCTTCAATATCAAGCTTAGCCTTCCGAGCAATCGCAGTATCTGATTTATCAGCCCGGCGATGCAATGAGGCACTAATGCGTTTACGCTTTTCAGCCTTAACTTCATTTAGTTTACCCACTAATGCCCAGTCGCCATCCCATGCTAAATTGCGGCGGATTTCCACAACTCGGCCAAGCATCCCATTAGTTACCCTATCTTTAATGGCAGGTGACTCGTTCTTTTTCGCCATTACTCTAAAGCCTACCGCCAACACCTTTTCACTGTCTTGAAAACCGGCATTGATTAGAATTTCCGGGTGTTCTTCGGTAGGTGGGTCAAAGTATGGCGCAAGCGCACAATTTAGAGAATACTGTTGAATACCTGCGCCTTTGCTATCAGGTTCCCAACCGTTGCCTGCGGTAATTACCCTGTCTCTATGCGGATCATAAATGCGATCACCCCCCGGTGTCACTACTTTAGACAGGTGCGACAGTATACTAACTACTTCCTTTGCCGCTATGTTTGAATTAGAGTTTAATGTGAAATTCGTGCAAGCCCAATCGCCCTCTTTATCAGGCAATTGAAATTCCACCTCATTCCCGCGCAGAATATTGTGCGCGCCCTCAATAATAATTTGCGCTGCATCGCTTGATTGCCTATGGATAGTTTTCAATTCAGCGACATTAAACTCTGAAAGCATAAAACCGAAAGCCGATGAACCCCCATAGGGCGGCAGTTGGTTTAAATCACCTACGGCAATGACACGGGCATTATACGGCAATGCTGCCTGTATTTCATCCCACAGTTGGGTTGAAACCATCGATGTTTCATCAATAAACAGGACTTTGCAGGTTAGTTTATTGAACATATCGCGCCTTGGAATGAAGTAACGTGGGTCATCCGATGCGCCGTCATTCGGGGCGTATTCCAGTAGCGAATGAATTGTTCCGCATTTCGCTCTAAGCCATTCTGGCAGGCTTTTCTTAATTACATGGGCCGCCGTGCCAGTGAAAGAGCAAAACTCGATATCGTTTATTGATCTAATAACCGGCTCGGTTCCATCATCAGGGAACATTAATTTGGCCACTAGATATTTCATTATGGTCGTTTTGCCGGTTCCTGCCGCTCCAATTAAACAGCCCCGATGGCTTGATTTTAGTTTATTGACCGCAGCTAATTGCGATGCGTCCGGTTGAAAGCCAATAGGGGCTAGTCCAGATGTTTCAAGCGTTTTAGGAAAGCCAAATTTGCCAACGACTACAGGTGCAGGTGCAGCAGTCGCAGGTGCAGGTGTAATAGCAGTAATTTCATTTACATCCACATTTTCATTAGCTTTTGTGCCGGCAACTGCGCTTACATCAGGGCGCGAGGCTTTAGTTAATTTAGCCTCTCTTTGCTCTCTAATATTCTGCAATTTTTTCAATACACTTGCGGTATCGATCGGCAGTCTACTTCTTGCGAACTTTCTATCAATGCCCATTACATTACATCCTTCTTATTGGCGGCGGCTTTTTGCGCGGCTTTTTGCATTGCAGCTTTCATTGCCTCTTTCATTGCCTCTTTCATTTTTATAATGTCATCATTTTTAGCTGAAAGATTGAGAGCCAATTTGCCATTTTTCTGTTTGAAGATTTCATTTGACTTTGCATTAACCGGCTTGTCTTTAGCTGGCTTTGCATGTTTTCGGCCAGCTTGGTTTCGGCCAGCCTTAAATGATTTGATTTTTTCACTTTTGACACTTTCCCAACGGAAATTTTCGCTATCATCTTTTGCCCGTGTGCCATCTATTTCTTTAGCAATAGCGTAGGACACATAATCCCTGTGGTAATTAATTGCACTAGGCAGGCAATTATCTTTAAGTTTTGCGGCACGGACTACTTCAAAAAATTCCCAGATTGCATTGATTAGCGCTTGCGTCGCGCCATCTTCTATTGCTTGAAACACTTGAAGTTTTAAACTATTTGCCTTGCTTTTCCAGACCGGCTGATTTGCAATTTCAGTTATTCCATACTTAGCATCCAACACGGCCAAACCTTGCACTAGCCCGGCCAAATCGGCAATTTCAATGCCATCGATTGAAAGCCACAATTCAAGTAGCAGTTTATTGTGGGCTATGACTTGATCTAAGCTATTTATCGGGCGTGCTATAAATCGGATCAAATAAAAGGCGAGCAATTCTTGCAGCCCTTGCTGATCTTTAATCTTAGTTAATGCCGTAAGGCTTTTCTCTTCTAACACATGGCCGATTATTGCTGAATGAGTGCGTTGAAACGCGGCAATATAGAAATGCCGTTCCCACAACTCAATAAGATCCTCGCTGTTTTTAGAATGTTTAAGCTTGACCATAAGCCGCAAGCTATCAAACAGTTGGTTTTCCAGCAATCTAGCTACCGGCCGCCCCGTGGCGTTGCAATGGATCAGATCCATTTTCAAATCTTTAATGGTCTCAATTGCATTTTCCACAATTTCAGTTACAGACAATAGTGTAAATGGTGCAGTCGGTGCAGTCGGTGCAGTCGGTGCAGTTGATTTGATCGACTCTATTAGTGGTGATTTTGTCATTTTAGTGTTTCCTTGTGTTATACTGGATTGATCTTTGGTAGGTAGTGTTTGGTGTTTCGTTATTAGTGTTTCGCGTTCTTTGTT